CATCGGTCCGCGCTCCGCACGACCGTGCGCGGACGGTATCCGGTATCGCGCGCCGCCTCGTCCGCCGCCTTGCGCTCCACATAGTCGAGCATCTGCATGAACTCGGCGGGCGAAAAAAATTCCCGTTGCATCCCGTCAATATCATACGACTTGACGCGCCAGTTTCCCGACGCGAGATCGTTGCGCATCCGTTCCAACGTATCCCGAAAACTTGTAAACGCCATACCGCACGCTCCTGATTGGCGAAAGCATCAGCCAGAATTGAGCAGAAAAAAGGCGAACGCGCAAACGGGGTTAATGCGGTGCGGAGAACAACGTGGAAACGTTAACGGGGAGAGGGCGGCTTGCCGACAGGGGAAGGCGGCTGCTGGCGGGAGCATCCCCAAAAGGGCATATGGATGGCAATGCCGGAGTGGCCGCCGGCGCACCCGGAAGAGGCGGGGCGACGAATCCGGCGGACAGGATGCCCCTCGGAAAGCGGGAGGGGGCGGGATGGAGAAACCCAAAAGTGGTGCGGCTGGAGGAGCGTCGCACACAAAAAGGCAAGGCGACGTTTTTCCGCTCCATGAGCGGCCGGGGCCTCACGGACCCCCGGACGTCGCCTTGCCGGTTATGGGGATGCCCCAAAAAGGTATCGGCGGAACAATACGGAACGCGTCATCCTCTCCGTTTTCGGGAGATGCCTTGTGCTTCATCCCAAAAGCCGCTATCAGAGGCGTGGGCCGTCCTCCGGGTAAAGGAGGAAGCCTATGGCACAGTTCCTGCTTGACGTCGTGGCCAATGTATTGGCCGGCGTCATTGTGGCGCTCATTATCCGCCGCTTTCGCGGCTAGAAAATGAGTTTGCCCGTGTGGGAACAGCCATTCTCACACGGGCTTGAAACTTGGTGATGAACTAAAATCGCCGGGGGACTGGCCCACGGGGCGGTGAGTGTTGGTAGCACTTGCCGCCCTTCTTGCGTTCAAGATAGCGACGTTTGCCGCGCTTGGCAAGACATGATGCTTAGTCTTTTGTGACGTTTTCGAAAATTCGCCGGATGCCTTTCAGCTGTTCCACGCATGAGGCTATTTCCCAGAGCAGGGCCCCCGAAAACAGCCCGCTGAAAATGCAGGCGAACGCCAGACTGTACTGATTTTCCGCAAAACATCCGAAAGCCGCCACCGCAGCCACAACCCACAGCAGCAGGGCTATGAGCTTGCCTATCCGCATATCTTCCTTCATATGCCCCCCTTTTCTGTAAGGCTTGCCTGAAAGGGAGGGAAAAGACAACCGTTACCACCGCCGCCGTGGGCGTTCCTGCCGGGGTTCCGTTTGCATGGGTTCGCCCGGTCCCTGTCCGTACAGCTCCGGCTGCTGGTAACGCAGCCCCAGAAAGTCCGCAAGGCAGAAGCCGTAGACGCTCACGTCCCACGCGTGGTTGTCCCGGCCTTTCGGACAGGACCAGTTCCCCAAATCGTCAACGTATTCGGCGCATAGCTGTTTCGCCCATTCCGTCGTGCATTCCGCGTTCATGTGCCACGCGCCGGGGTCCGCCGGAGCGATGGACAGTTTCCGGTGCAGGGCGTCCTTATAGTATTTCGTGTGGACGTGCAGCAGGCGCAGGCCGCCGGGAATCTTGACGCTGGTTCCCGGATAGTTTTCAAGATTCGCCAGCGTGTACGGCTGCTTCAGCCTGCGTTCGCCGTTGATCGGCAGCGTGCGCCCGCGGTTCCGGATGCACCAGTCGTACACTTCCCGCGTCCGGTGCCCCTGCGAGTCTATGCCCGCCAGATGCACGACGTGCTCCACGCCGTTGACGTCGTAGTAGGGCAGCCACAGCACGCGGTCGAGCGCGTCCAAATCCTCCACGAAGCCGGAGCGCACCTGCCACGATTCGCATTCCTGACCGTATCCGAACGCCCTGATCTCGTACCAGAAGCCGAAATCCTGCGTATCCACGGCGGCCAGCAGTGCCGTCACCTTTTCCGTGGAGGGCAGCACCCCGGACGGGCGTTCGTCGCGCAGGGCCAGCACGGCCTCTTCCTTGCGCGGGCTGTAGTCTTCCTGCCACGGTTCGCCGAGGTAGCCGTTCATGAAATCCTTGTAGGCGTCGAGTTTCCCGACTTTCAGGTCTTCCGCCGCCGTGATGAAGCGGGAGGCAGTCTCCGAAAGGCCGACGAACGGCGACACCAGCGCCGAGAAGCGGAAGGCGACGGAACGTGAGCGATGCCGGGCAAACCATGTCGCCATGTCCAGCCCGCTTTCCGCTTCCTGCCAGCGTCCGCCGAGCACGGCACGGTCCCGTTTGAAGTCGTCCCAGACGCTCCCGCACGGACAGACATAGCGGGCGGCCTTGCCGCTGAAAACGGCCTGCGCCGCCATCCCCTCCGGCCAGACGACGCAGCCTTTCCCGGAGGCGTGGCTGAAGCGCATGACGTGGTACTGGCCGCAGTCCGGGCAGCGCACGGCAAATTCAAACCGCACCTGCGCCCGCAGATAGGCCAGCCAGATTTCGCCTTCCACGGTGGTGGGGGAACTGGACAGCATGATTTTGGACGTGTCCCGGTAGGCGCGCACGCGCTTGTAGGCCAGCGATACCGGCCCGGCTTCCTGCCTGTTTGTGGATTCGTACTTGTCCACCTCGTCCAGAAACAGGTTGCGGACGGATACGTTGGAGAGCGTGGAAACGGACGTCGCCCACCCGAAGCCGATGCGCATGTGCCTGAGCCGGAGAAAGAAATTGGCCTCATCATCCTGTTTCCCCGTGAGCATCCCGCGCAGGCGGGGCGAGAGCCGGAACAGGTTCCGCACCCGGCCCGTGCTCATCCGCTGCGCCAGTTCGCGCTGGTCGTAGACCATGAGCGCGGGGCCGGGATAGTGATCCGCTGCAAAGCCCATGCAGTTGAGCAGGATTTCCGTTTTGCCCGTCTGCGGGGGAGCCACCACCACGGCCTCCCGCACATGCGGCAGGGAAAAGGCATCCATCGGCCCGGACAGATACCGCGCGGTGGCGTTGCTCCACTTGCCGGGGCGTGGTCCGTCCGGCTCCATCACGCGATAGCGTTCCGCCCACTCGGAAACGGACAGCCGCTCGGGACGCCGCCATATCCGGCGCACGGCATCCGGCCACTCGAACCGCACCCTTCCCGGAGGTACACCGGGAGGACACGGCGCGACGATCCGTCTGCGCGTCCGCGACATGTCGATCAGCGTCCACTGTTTCGTCATGCGTCCGCCTCTCTATCCGTCTGCGCGTCCCCACGGGACGCCTCCTTTTCAGCCTCTTCATCCAGCCGGGCCTCCAGCTCCACGTCATACTCGAATGCTTCGGAAAAACCGTTGAGGCAGTCCTTTACCCGCTCAAGCATGTACTCGCGCAGGGCGTCTTCCTTTTCGAGCGTCCCGCCGCACAGGTGGATGATCTCGCGCACGGAATCGTAGACGAAGGCTTCCAGCCCCGTGCTGGTCACAACGGCAGCCGCCGCCAGCGATTGCTCGTACAGCTCGCGGGGAATGAGACGCTTGAGCTTGCGGTCCACTTCAAGCTCTTTCGCCTGACGCACGGCGCGTTGCGTAAGTGCCTTTTCCATCTGGTACATTTCGCCGTAACAGGTGGCGTCCGCGCTTCCCCCCCGCTCCCCCTGTGGCGCGAGCCGGGCAAAGGCAGGGGCCGGGGGCCAACCTTCAGATATTGAAAATTTTTCTATATCTTCAACATGATACGTCATATCAGGGCGCGGACGGCAACGCTTTTCCTTGCCGACGTAGTTGAGAAACGTGCGCTTGGCAATGCCGAACCTGTACTGCCCGTACATGTCCCACGCCTGATTGGCGGATCGGAATTCCCGCCGCCCGGTGAGGGGATTCCAGCCGTCCTGCGGAAAAACAGGATTGCCTGAAAGGCGGGATTCCGAGGCTGTGGAAAAGTCGTTATTCATCTCATTGCCCGTTTCTTTTGTATATTGCAAAATCAAATTTCATTTTTCCGCGATACGCCCCCACGCCTGTGCCGACCCCTGTGGGAAGGGTTTCTGAAAGAACCTACCTCGACGGAGTTATGGCCGGCGGCCAGTGCGGGAGCGGGGAAGTCCCACTCCGTCAGGTTCGTTCTTTTCCCACAGGCTGCGTCCAACCATGGGCAGCTTATCCGCAAAGCGTTCTACGATTTCGTCTCCTGCCTCGCTCCACCACAGCCGCTCGAACTCTTTGACTACGGCCCAGTTCGTTTCGTTCGCGCCCCAGCCGTTCGGGATGGTGAAGCCGCGCCCGCCGCCCTCAACGAGGTACGGTCTGACCGGGTACGCCCGGCATAATTCCACGAGCCTGTCGGCTCCGCTGGCAACAACGCTTTTGTCGCACACGTTGCCCAGCAGTCTCCTTCCGATGCTTGCGCCGAAGCCTTCCGCTTTGGGTTCCGGCTCCGTGGGGGAGGGGACAGCTCCCTCCCCCCTCTGTTCATTCCGTCCGGCATCGGATGGGCTTGGTTCGACAGGTGCGGCTGTCCCGGCAGTCTGCAGGGAAATGGTGGGATGATCAGGTTCGCCGCCCATGCCCCACGCGGAGAGTATGCCGTTAAGTGTCGTTTCTGTCGTAACCATGTGAACCTCTTATGTAAAACCGTCTGGATCACAAAGCGGATCATTGGCGGTCAGTAAATGGTCAGTAGATTCTTACTTTCTAACATATTGAATTGTTTTTCTATTTTTTCTATTTCTAGGCTGGATCACTGGTCAACGAAAATAATAGAAAATTATACGCGCACACGCACGCATATGCGCGCGCGTGCGCGTGTGCATATGCGTGGAGTTTTTTCCAAAATTCGTTGACCACCACGAAACCAACTGGCATAACTGGTGATACGCGGTCAGCGGTTCACTGACCGCCAGTGATCCACTTGCGTGATGAAAACGTTTTTGTCCTGTATTTACTGCTGATTGAGCCATAAAAAGCCTCATGCTTCTTACTGACCGCTTTTGTGACCGCCCACCCCCGCCATGTGTCGGGGATACGGGGGAAACGCCCCTTGCCCGAATTTCGCGCAGAAACGGCCCGTACAGGCGTTTCGGTTTCTCTTGCTGTGTGCAGGTCAAATTGTACGCAAACATGGCTGTACGGGCATCCTAGAGGCTGTTTGTAAAACCGGAGGTCAGGGAAATGCCGGAGACGCGCTGCGGGCGCTTGCCCTCGACTCGCGGACGGTAGACTTTGACCGCGACCTCCCGCAGCTTGCGGGTCGCCGTTTCCAGCTCTTCGATGAAGTTTTCGCGGTTCAACGGCTTGTAGCCGCCTTCCGTGCAGTAACTCTTGTACGCCTTGTACAGTTCCTTGAGGTCTTCGTCATAGCCGTCTTCAAGCGTGCATTGATCCTGCACAAAGGCCATTACAGGATTGTTGTACCGACGGTATTTCATGATGAATTCCGTGGTTTCATCGCAGGATGTGAACCGTTTGTTCTTCATCAGCCGATGCAGTCCGAGCACGGCCCACGCAAAGATGCCGTCAAGTTCGGCCATCAGCTTGCTTTCAAGGTCGTTGTCCATCGTCGGGTCGTCCTCCAGAAATTGCCGCTTGAACTGTACTGGAAGAATGCGCCGGAAGAATCCGTCGGAGTTGTCGAGCACGCGCGGTTTTTTGTTCATGGCATAGGCCAGTTTGCAGTACGGGCGGAACTCGAAGCTGTCCTTGTGCTTGAAGCTGGCCTGTATCGGGTCGCCGGTGACGACGTTCTTGAAAAACTCGCTGTTGGTGGCCTCCGCGCTCAGTTCCGCGCCGACGTTGAGCATCTTGCGGAACAGCGACGCCCGCTGAAACTGATCTTCAAGCCCGGCAATGGTCACGGCGGAGCAGTTCTTTTGCCCCACCAGCGCCCGCATGATGCTGATCACCTTGCTTTTCCCGTCCGCGCCGGGGCCGAGCAGAAGGAGCGCCTTGCCCATGGTGGTGTCCCGGGTCATGCTGTAGCCGATGAATTCCTGAAGCTGCATGATGACTTCCGGCGTCTGCACGGTTTCGCCGAGGAACCGCAGCCAGCGTTCCGGTTTTGGCGGTTTTTCGCCGTGCCACGTCACGCCGAGCTTGACCGTGGCAAGAAAGTCCCGGTCATGCGGGATGAACTCCAGCGTGCGCAGGTTGAGCATCCCGTTTTCAAGGCAGGCCCAGTCTTCGCGGTCGTCCAGTTCGCGCCCGCTGGGCATGGACGCCAGCGCCAGCACCAGCGAACACGAGCCGTTCACGCGCGAGGCCGTGGCCTCGTCGCCAAGCGCGATGATGGCCTCGCGCTTGAGCTGCTCCACGCTCCACGGCTCGAAAAAGCGGCCTTCCCAGCGGTAAAGCTGGCCCGATTCGTCGTGGTAGAGCATGGGGAAGTGTTCGGCGAGCCAGTCCGCCAGCAGCTTTTCCCGGAACGACAGCCGCCCGTTCACGCCGCTGTCGAAAAAGCGCATGAACCCGACGTCCGGCGCGGATGTTTCCGGTGTGCCGGCTACGTCCTTCCGGGCGTTTTCCCGCCGCTCTCTGGCGGCCCCGACAAGCGTCATGAACTCGCCGACGCCCTGCCTGTGCCGGACAAAGAAGTCGGTCAGGTCCTGCCCGTGGTCGTCCGGCCATTCTCCGTTTTCCCGGCCCATGAAATCCGGCCATTCCAGCCGGAACACCGTACACCCGGCGCGCGTCAGGTTCTTTTCCGCCTTGTCCGCGTAGGCCTGCCCCGGCTTGTCCGCGTCGTAGCAGAGCAGGATTTCCCGGCCCGCCAGCGCGTTGAGGTGCGACTTCGGCCACACGTCCGGCTTGCCGGTCTGCGTGATCGCGTTCAGACCGTGCGAGCGGGCGCAGATGCAGTCGGCCTCGCCTTCGCACAGGATGACCAGCCCGTCGCGCAGCGTGGACGCCGCCGGAAACAGCATGGCCGAGCCGTGCCCCTTGCCCCAGCTCATGATTTTGGCCGGCGCGCTTTCCGGCTTGCCCAGCGGGTAGTAGACGCGGATGTTGCGGAGCACCCCCTTTTCGTCGCGGATCGGGATGGCCACGCGGTCGCGTTCCCGGATCGGGAAGGTTTCATACAGGTTCGCCTTGCGCCGGAAGTGCGAAAGCGCACGCACGCCGAGTTCGTCCAGTGTTTCCCGCGTCCAGCCGCGCCGCCGGGAAAGCTCGCCCATCATGGCGTCGGAAACCGGCTCCATGACGCTGAACACGTTTTCCGGGATTTCGCCGGGGAGCTTCACGTCCAGCCGAGTCCGGAGCTGCCCGGGCGTTTTGCGCGGCGCTGGGGCAAGTCCTTCCTGCGCATACTCACGCTTGAATGCACGCAGCCCTTCCGTCGAACGTTCGGGGTAGCCCTTGACCTTGCACCAGAGGTCGACAAGGTCGCCGGAGTCCGTGCAGCTCGCAAAGCACTTGAAGACGTCGTCCGTCACGTTGTAGCCGAACGACATGGTGCGGTCGTCGTGGAACGGACACAGGCCGTTGAGCCAGTCGCCGTCTTCCTGCTGCACGACAAAGAGCGTCCGCGCGATGCGGTCGCGGGTTTCCGCCGTGAGGTTGTGTTGCGCCCAGCCCATTACAGCCCCCATCCGTCAGGTATCGGAGGACACGTTGCGCCGTCCGGCACGTTGACGCAGCGCGAAGGCTTAAAGCATCTCCAGTTCATGCCGCAGGACGAGGCCGCCAAACGGGCGTTCATGCGGGCGCAGTCAAGCAGCGCGTGTTCAGCCATCCAGCGTTCGGCTTCCGAAAGCGGACCGGACGGGGAAGCTGCCGTCACGACGGGAACGGGCTTTGCCTTCGTAGGCTTTTTCTTCGCGGGCTTCGGCGCGATGACGGTCGGCTTCGGCTCTTCAAACGACGGCGCGAGACGATACAGCCCCTTGGCGATTTTCCAGACCTGCGCGCAGTAGGCGCGGGAACAGGTCGTGCGCGTCGTAAATTTTTGCCGTCCGCACACCGGGCAGTTGCCGAACCGCTTCCCGAACCGTTCGCCTGCCAAAAGCTGGGCGTAGAGCGAAAGCACGTCGGGGTTGCCGAGGGTGATGTCCGCCGGAAGGGTTTGTATGCGCGCGCTCATTGCCAGCCCTCCCGCGCCATTCTGGAACAGACGCGCTCAAGCCGCCGCGCGGCGTCCCGCATGAGCCACCAGCGCAACGGGGGGCACCACCGGAAGCGTTCGGTAATGTCGCACTGGTAGTAGTAGGAAAACGCCACGTGCTGCGGATTGAAACTCGCTTCCTTCGCGGCTTCGGCCCGTTCTTCCGCCAAACGCTCGCGGAGCTTGCCATACCTTTGTGCAATCCACGTATAATGCCCTGCGGTCGCGGACAGTTCCGCCTCTTCGTCTGGCGTCAAGACACGGTGCCGGGCATTGACGTTTTCGAGATTCCGTAGAGCGTACAGGGATTGTACCCACTCCTTGAGCAGCGCCAGTCGGATGCGTTCATTCAGGGCAATCATGACGCCACCTCCACGGACAGGGACATGCCGTAGATACGCCAGCGGACGCGGACGTCCGGCGGCAGGGGCGCGGACAGGCCGCGCAGGGCGGC